ATCATCTGCGAAATTCCAACACCCAATAAAGAAAAGTCGACATGGAATAGGTAATTTCCCTATTTTTTCATCTTCCCAAAATTCGGGTTTAACTGTTCGTATGCGGGCCATGTTTATTATATAAATGTTTATCCATAATTAAAAGTTATTTAGGGATACCGATAAGTAGCCCTGTTGATTTATGCGGCATCTTTCCCTAGAAACTTATTCACAAAATAGATTTGTCCTTTCCCCGTAACCTTCGTTGTAGTAGTAACTAACACCGTCCCATCTGGCTTGGTTATTGTTGTTTGTTTTATTTCAAACAATCCTAATTCCATCGATTTTTGTGTAGGTTGATTATAATATTGTCCCTTCTGACAGAGATAGCCATTATCACGCATCCATGAGAACAAGCGATTTTGACCGATATTCACACCGTTCTGCTGTAGTATCTTCGCTAATTCAGCGATCAAACAAGAACGTTGGGAAGTCGAGACCGCATCGGCAAAAAGAACTTTAGGAGCGTCCTGTTGAATTTTACTTTCTGCTTCGATAAGGCGCTGCTCTTTTCGTTTCAGTGTTTCTTGTGCTACAATCAACGCACGTGCCATAATTTCTTCGGGAGTATCATTTTGCTGGGTTGTAATATAGCCGCCATGTTTGCGGATAGATGGAAGAACTTCGCCACATACCCAATCTTGGAAAGGTTCGGCTTGTGGTTTGTCCGAACGCATGATTACTTTATATAATTCATCTGCTGTGCTCTACCCATTGAATCTATGACCCCAAACCGAATGGGGGCATCCTTTATTCTTGATTGTACGGCGTCTACTCTTAACTCAAGCACTTTACACACATCCGCCAAGCAGAATAATGGTTCTTCATTCTCATTCATCTCAATTCTTACCTCTCCGAATTGCTCATTCTGAAAGATTTTAATTTTATTCATAATATATTGATTTAAATTTTAGACAATAGCGATACAGGCGGAAGTATCTCATTCCGCCATTTAATTAGAATTTAAATATTCGATAACAAGAACTTTAGACAATCCTTATGCGGATCGTCCGAATGATGACTAAAATGGTAATCCTGGAATTGCTGGAATAATCCTTGCGAGAGTATGAAGGCATAAGCTTCATTCTTGCAATTCTTTTCTATTAGGAACTTTTCATAAGATACAGTTTTCGCACTGCTGGGCGCAAAGTTGGGGTTACTATTATTCGCCTTAACTCTGATTTCGTTGGTTCTTGGCATTGAACGAAATTTGAGTTGTTAAAAACAAGAAAGGCTATCGCCTCCCGTTCCGCCAAGAACCGACACCGTTAGAGATAACGAGCATCCAATGGGATTTGATAGCCTTATATCTTTGCAATATTACGCTTACAAACGAACATAAAAATATGCACGTTAATCTCTTTCAGAAGTCTTGTTCTTGGCGTGAACGCCGCAAAGATACGCTCAAATTTC